CGCGTCCTTACCGGCACCACTCGGGGACGATTCGTCTCCCCGGATGGTACTGCGACCCTTGAGGTCGAGACCGACGGGACCGTGAACCGCCAGCGCACAATTGTGCGCATGGTGGACCAGAAAGTCGCCGCAGACCCCCTTACTGCTGTCATGCAGAAGGTTAGTGCCTCGGCAACGCTGACCATCAATCGACCCATCGCTACCTTTACGGAAGCGGAGGTCGTGTCGTTGGTCGCAGGCCTTACGTCCTGGCTCACTGCCGGGACTAACGCGAATCTGAAGAAGGTAATTGGCGGCGAGAACTGATGGATTTCAGCCTCGCCTCCTTTGCCATGACCCTCGCTCTCTGCTCCGGCCTTGCCGGAGTGACAGCTGGGGCCATCATGGTCGCCACCTTCTCCCGGAAACGGGGCAAGCATAGCTAGTTTGTAGCTGTGTTCAGTAACCTATAATAGGAGATTCACTGTGATCTACACTGATAAAACCTTCCTTCTTTCTCTTCTGCGGGACTTCCGCGAAGAATGGATGTTGGATATTACCGATGAAGATGAGCGTTCGCTCACCGAAAGTAGAGACTACGAGTTCTATGCGGCTGTATTGCCGGAGCTGGATGACATCCTGCTCTTAGGACTCGAGACTGGCGCGGTTGATTACCGCGACCTCCCACTGCGGAACTCTTATCCGCAGCTACTTCCGGGTCTGTGGTCCCGCGTCTTTGACGCGGATCGCAAGACTCTTCCCCATGTATGCACGGAGTCGATCTTTGCTCTACGGCAGATCTCTCGCACCTTCAAAAAGGTGCACGAGGTTTGCTCGGATGAGCGGGTCGAGAAGGCAATCTCTGCCTTCAGAGAGACGGATGAAAACCTTTTTACAGGTTCCGTCCCCTCCTCCGTGTGTGCTGTGTCCTCGGTTCTGCACGGTCCGGAACTTCGCCGTATCGGACGGAGGGAATCATTCCCCTTCGCCCACGGCCCCGGAGCCACTGCAGAAAAACTGGATAGCGTGGCCAGGTGGGATTTCCCCACCATTAGCCCTCGCCTTTCCAACCGGTTTGATATAGCTGATTTCTTCCCATTCTATGCGGAAGAGTGGCCTTGCGATATCGCAGAGCCAACCAGCCGCCTTGTGGCGGTGCCAAAAACGCACCTGACCCCTCGGCTCATATCAATCGAGCCATCGTCACAAATGTACGCCCAGCAGGGCGTACTGCAAGCTCTTGGCAACTGGATGAATTCCAACCGCCAGCTTAGCATGCGTGACCAAGTCCCTAATCAGGAGATGGCCCGTCAGGGCTCGATAGACGGTAGTCTCGCGACTATCGACCTCTCAGAAGCCTCTGACCGGGTGTCGAAAGACCTCGTCTACAGTCTGTTCCGGTACGTACCGGCATTCCGTGACTTGGTCTTCGATCTTCGG